TCCTTGTTTTTTAAACCAATCATAAACTTCTTTGCTATTTTTTACTTTTACTGATACATATGTTCCAATGATTTTTTTCATTTTTAAAAAGTAGTTGGCTGTGCAACGCCTCTTATGATGCACATAAACCCTTTTTGAAGGTCTGTTGCACCAGTAGCAATCCATCTTTGGTCATTAGTTTTGACAGCTTTCATCTTTTCAACTAATTCGCCACATCTTTCCGCTAACTCTTTAGCTTCATTCATCAAATCAATCTCTTCTTGAGATAAGTCTCTGTAGCCTTTAATTCTTTCGTGTTGATTTTTCATGGTATTCCTTAGAAATTTATACGCTATTTTAGAATAACTAAAGGATTTAGTAAATTAAGGTTAATTTGTTAATAAGTTAGCTATGATATGGGATATTAAAAAAAGGATTAGTATGAGAGAGATTAGATTTAGAGCTTACGAGCCTGATGATAAAATAATGCTAGATATAAAAAGCATAGAATTTGAAAATGAGTTTGTTACAATAAAGACAGATGAATATGAAGAGTATGATGGAAAAGCTGATGAGTTCCATATTATGCAATACACAGGCTTAAAAGATAAGCACGGAGTTTGCATTTATGAAGGTGATATTGTTAAAAACTCATTAAAAGATATGCTTGAAGTTATTTGGAATGAAGACAGATGTTGCTTTGAAATGCGGGGACGATATTCAAACTCTCATGTTTCAAGAAGCCTTGATTGTGATATAGTTATTGATTTAAGTATTGAAGTAGTTGGCAACATCTACGAAAACAAAGGCTTATTAGATGACTAAAAAAGTAGTAGTAGTGAGCGATTTTGCCCATAAGCGTTTAACTTTTGAGATGGCAAAGTCTGGTTTAACACGAAAAACCATAGTAGATAATGCGATTAAGATGTATATCGACTTTAAAGAGTCTGAGAGAATTTTAAATAAGGGACAAAAATGAAAACAGTAAAACAAGAACTTAAATTTTGTAAAGAGTGCGGTCGTGCTACATTGCACTATAAAACGATAAAAAGATAAATTGGTTCCTTCATATCTTTTTAATGATTGTAACGGCTGGGTTGTGGGTTATTCCTTTTGTGATTATCTTAATTTTAGGTATGAATGTTTGGGATAGTAAGAAGTGGACTTGTTCAGTTTGTGGGAGTAGGGAATAGCGTTTTTGCTACTCGACTATATATCTTGCAACGCAGGTGCAGCCAATCTCGCTCGACGGCCAGATGTATTTACCATCAACTTTTAAGCCTTTATCAATATCAAATATTTTCCCATCAGCGTCTATGTGGCTTTGTCGTGGTGTATAGTTTTTGGTTTTAGAGGGCTTTGTTTTAACCCATTGCATAGATGTTATTCCTGCTTGTTCTGCTCTTGCCCTCGATAAACTTCCGTTGATACTAGAGACTTGGTCACGGGCTAGAAATTTAGCGCGTTTCTTAGTAGCCCCCGTTGCATCTTGTATCTTCTTACCAAGTGTCTCAAAGTCCTCTCCATTCATCACGCCATTATAAACTAAGTTTTCAATCTTATCAAAGTAATCATCGCTTATTGATTTAATTAAATTCACTTGATTTTGAATAGCTATATTTGAAAAGTCTTTTAGCCCCGATTTAGTTAGCTCTCCTGCTAAGTCAATACCTAAAGCCTTAAAAGCCCCGTTCATCTCTTTTTCGTTGTATGAGCTTATTCTTTGATAAAATCGTTTAGCAAGTCTTTGAGTCATTCTAATTGGAAACCGTGCTAAGTAAGCATCTCTCTTAGCATTTATCTTTGTTCTTAAATCTGTACCTGGTGCGTCTGTTTGTTGCTTCAACTCTCTAAGTATTTGGTCTTGATGTTCTTCTAACCATTTTGCACGAACTAAAAGAGCGTTTCTATATTGAACTTCAATTTTTCTACTTTCTCTTATTGGGCGTGTTTTTTTAGGCATTTGCACTCTCGTCGTGTTCTGACCATATATAATTTATTCCGTATGAACATGAAGCATTATCTAAGTTTTCAATCACAAACAAGTAATCGGTATTCTTCTTTAAAACTCTATTGCCTGAAACACTGGGTGCTGATGACTGAGTGTTTGCACCACCGCCTGTTAATGGCTCGAATGTTCCACCTATTTTTATCCCGTTATCTGTAACGGTAGGAGTATCATACAAAAACATAGTGCTATCGTCTGAAAAGTTTCTATTAAGATTGCTATGTGTTGTTATTGGCGTTCCATCTGCGATTATAGTCGGTGCTTCATATAATGATATTCTTATATCGCCTTTTTGAAATTTACCCGCAAAAGAATGAAAATGAATTTCTTTATCTGCTACACGACCCAGTAATATGATAGAGGACTCTTGCGGTATTGTTCCATCCTGAGAAAAGCTGTATGCTTTACCGTCATGAAGAGCCGTATTAAGCTCTGTTGTTGTACCTAGTAGCCCTAGTTTGTCTTTAGTCGTCGTTCCCATTTTCTAGCTCCTCTTCAATCTCAAAAGATTCTAGCTCAAACCCATTAATGACTTCTTGCTCTTGGTCGCTGTCTATCAAGCCATACTTAACCATTCTATCCGCGATAACTTTATCACTAACTTGCATAGTTTGCATATTCATAAGCACGGCTGTATTTAGCTGTCTTATCTCTGCATCTTCTTTTTCACTTTTAGGAAATGGATTAACCCACTCATACTCTGATACTTCGTAACCGTTTGACACTGCAATTATCTTATCAACTTTATATAAAAATGGGTCGATATTAATTTCTCTAATAGCTGTTAGTCTATCACTAAAAATTGAAAGGTCGCTGTCTCCAGTCGCATTCATTCCGTCGGGGCTTTGTCCTAGAAAAATTGTAGCTGGTATTTCCGCTGCTGCTGCGATTCTCTTAAGAGATTGAATATCCATCGCATCGAAACCGCTAAACTGTTGTGTAATACGCTCATACGTTTCTGCATTCTGCCCGTTGTATCCTGCATCTTTTACCCAAGTATTAAGTGTACTCATAGCACTTTGAGCTATTCTTATTCGCTCTTTAACTGCATCTTCTTGCCCATTCTTAATCATGTTTGCAAGATTTGGAATACCCATTATATCAACAGTTGCTTTTTTCATCATATTAGCAACAGAACTTAAAAAAGTATCATCAGCAATTAGTTGTCTGTAAATTATTTCAATTTGAGACACACCCCAGTATTGTTCATTAACCGCTTCATCGTGAGGGAGTGAGTTTGTAGTGAACTTATGACATCGTGACGGGTGGTATCTAGCCGTGTGGTTGCCTACTGTTACTAAGTAATATTCAGGCTCTAAGTAGTCATCATCAAACGGGTTTGTGTTGATTTGATTATAAGTTGTTTTCCATCTATCTACCACTACAATTCTTTTAAATACATTCGGCTTAATTTTGTTTATATCTAAAGGCATATCAGGTGCTTGTCCATCATCTACTATCATAATAGCAAGAGAGCCACCAAAGAGATTAGCCCACTTTATAGCTTCAGCAGTAACGGCTTTTAGATTGAGGCGTTTCTCTTCTTTGGCTACCTCATCATTTTCGCATTTTCTCCAGCCCTTAACCGCATAATCGGCAGGAACTGATACAGCTTTTTTTACCCAAATGTTGGAACGGTACATTCTTTGAAGCATTGTGTAGTTGCGAGTAACATAGTTAGCGAAACCCATCATCCCAGTTGCTAAGATGTCTTTTTCTCCACCGATACCGCTCAAAGCGTCTCTTAATCCGTCGTTTGTAAGTCCGCCTTTAGAGTGTGTTCGGTTTGCTCTTCTGCCTCTAGCCATTATTAAAGCCTTTTGTTTTTATCAAATTATAGCACATTTATTACCACCATGTTTTACTATGTCCAACATCTGCAAAACACAACATTAAAGCATCTGCGATATTTGGAGACTTTATTCCTCGTTTTTTCATGTCTTTTTTAGACTCTATTTGTATTTTACCGTTTGAATTAAAAAAATATAGTGGCTGAGATAGTTCAGTAGTCAATATGCTGTTATTAGGTATGGATATAATTTCGTCTGTATTAAAAGGTTCTCCATTTGTATATTTATATGTATTTATAAATCTATCTCGCATAAGCCACCACAATTCAGCTTTTAAATTAATAAAAGTATCTTTTTTGGTTTTGTCTCCATACTCTCCATGCGTTGGACTTTCAGCCACGCTTATAGCATTAGTCTCTATTCCATCATGACCTACCATATTTAGAGTTCCTTTTACACCTGCTCCCACCCCTATGCTGTCATAATTTAAATATTTAGCATTGTATTCTTCACAATACTGCAAAGCTTTCATTGTAGTTTGAGCTGTATCAATTCCGCTCCATTCATCTATAAAAATTACTTTTGAGCCTTTTCTTATAACAATAGCGTTTTTATCTTCACCATCATCTGCTATGTCTAACCCTGCAACGATATCGCCGCTTTCTTCAATATTTAGGTTTATAGCACTCATAACATTCTTATATGCTATAACAATATTTGGAAGAGAAGCTGCATAATCTATATCGTACTCTTGTGCAAATACTATCTCTCCTACCTCTTCTATTTTTTTATCTCTCCAAGCGTCATTTTTTCTAGGGTCATCTCTCCAATGAAATGTGAATTTTTTTACCTTTCCACCTACT